TGTCAGGCATTACTTTTTTACCACTTAAATAACTTGATAAATTACTTTCTTTAATACCTAACTCCTCTGCAAAGTAATTCTGTTTAAATGGTGAATACCTTATTAATGCTTTAAATAGCATTGGTGTGTGTTCATCTACCTTTATTATTTTATCTGCCATTACATCTCCTTTTTTATCCAAAAAATATAAAATACCACATTACTATAATTAATGTAAAATAAAACAATGATATATAATCTTCTTTAGTCCATTTAGTGTTCATTATTAATCTCCTTAACCTTGTTTATAAATTTTTGTCTGCTTCTATTAATATCATGTATCATTTTAGCAAGGTTGTACATATAAGGATATTTTTTTTTAATTTCACTTAACTTCTTCATTTTAATCTCCTTAACCTTCTTTTTTTTAATATAATTGTTATGTTGCAATCATCACATTCAAACACATAACCACTAAAATGAAATAAGTTTTTATTCCCACACCTACATTCAGGTGTATCAGTATAAATTCTTTTTCTATTAATGGCTTCATTTATTAAATCTTGAATATTACTAATCATCTTAATCTCCATTTTTAACCTTTACCTTATTTTTAATTTACAAAATAATAATGACAAATTCAATAGCAAAAGTATAAATTTTCTGCTTTTCCCTCTATAAATAAATATAAATTATATATAAGTAGTAATAAAAAAGCCACATTTAAGTGGCTCTTTTATGCTATATTTGTACTTTTTAGTGTATTGGTTAGTATGTTTCAACTAAAGTTAAGGAAGTGCTAAACATATTGTTAGCCACTTGCTTGAAGGTAGGCTGATTGCTTATTCTACATAAAGCAAACTCTAAGTCTGTTGCACTTGAATCAGGGCAAAAGATAAATGGTAATTTACCATTAAGTGTTAATTTAAAAAAGGAAGAAAGTGAACTATCAAAAGTATATCCTGCTTCACCTTCATCATCTGTGCCATGTGTTGTAGGATCATTCCATGTAAAAAACTTGTTTTCATTACCTGCTTTGCTAAATACATTGTCATCTGCCATAAAAGACAAACTAACTTTCCATGACCTTCTGCCCATAGAACCACCTACTTTATAATCATGGCCTTCTTGTTTTTCTAATGTCCATGCAGGTAAGTTATCCCAAGATGGCTGTCCTGTGTGTTGTATATTAGTTAGTGTGCTACCACCTACAGATGTTTGTGATTTTACACCTTCATATGATGTAGATAATGTAGCTTGTAGATCAAATGCAAATTCAGGTTCAAAGTATCTTCCAAAAGTAAAAGCACCTATATTTACTGTAGGATTATCTGTTTCAATGTCTTGCAAAGATTCATTTGTGTTTAAATTTTCTTCATTTTGGTTTGATTCTTGTTTAGTTATAACCATTTTTATACTACCAAATACATAAGGGTCATCATCTTTTGGCATAGTTGCTATTTCCCATAAAGAATAACCATTATACTCAGGCTTTATCTTATTTTTTGCTACTATATCTGAGTTTACTATTTCTGTAAAATCAAGAGCATTTGCAGATGTGTTGTTTGAATTACCCTGTGAATCTAAATAATTACCTGAATAAAGAAGCCTTACACCTTCTATTGTGTTTCCATTAGGGTCTTTTAATGTTCCTAAATTATGATTTAATATACCTGCAAAGTTTGTTTGTGATAGCAACTGTGATAACTCCATGTTTTTTTCAGTTAAAGGAAAACTTGCAGAACTATCTCCTGAAACAGTAAACCCAAAATTATATCCATTAAAACTATGATTGATTTCATATTTATTAGTATGCACTGGGTTCATATTCCATAAGTTTGATATTTTAGTTCCATTACCACCTAATATGCCACCTGAACTTGAACCTGTATAATATCCTAAAACTTTTAAATAGCTTGGGAAATCTGCATAAAATCTTGGTTTTCCTACACTCCTTTTTGCCATCTTAAACTCCTAAATAATTGATTTGTTAATTTTTCTTGTTATAATTTTTTCTGTTTCTATTTCTTCAGGTTTTCTTCCATCTGAACCAAATGTTCCAAAATTAATATTCCATTTATCTTGATTTACATTTAATACTTTAGCTGTTTTTAAATTACCTTCCCAATCTGAATAGCTGCAACTTTGTATTTCTAATTCACCAATATAAGTAAACAAAAGATTGGTTATTTCTTTTTTAGCCATACTATAAATAAGTATTTTGTTTTTGCTTATTTTAATAGTCCAACCATCAGGTAATTTTTTAACACCTTGTATAGCACCTAAATAATCTATTTCTAATCCTGCAATTTCACCATTACTTTCTATTTCAACACTACCTTTGCCATAAAGCAAAGATACACTTGATGCTTTAGGTTTTTTTAATATATCATTCATTTTCTATACCTAATATTTTATTTACAAGTAATACTACATCATTAACTCTTATTTGTCCATCATTGTTCATATCTGCATTTTGTAATGCTTGACCTGTCAAAGTAGAATCTCCAAGTATGTGATTCACCATTAAGACTATATCACCAACCTCAGCAGAACCATTTAAATTAACATCACCTTTCAATGATTGTGTTTCCATATCTTCTTGTGTATAAGATGTAGATTCATAATTATAAATATTATTTTTATATTCAAGAGAACTGTCTTGCATGTGATGTAGTTGTATAGCTTCTAATTTTACATTGTTAAGGCTTTTTTGTGTTTTAGTTATCATAAATACTGGCAATATATACTGACCACATCTTATTGGCATATCATCAGGTGTATCTATAACATACTTTTCATTATATATTTTTCTTCCTAAAATCATCTTGTTAAAATCTATTATATCTCCAATCTCTAAATTAAAATATTTAATTGGTAATGTTAAAGAAACTATGTTGTGTTGGTTGCAATTCCATAACAATAAGTATTGTGCCAATTCTAAGGCAGTTTGTAAATCTCTTATATATTTACTCTCATAAGTTAAAAAAGTGTCTATATGGTCTATTTTTTGGCTTATTTCATCTGTTTTAATGCCATAGTAGTTTATATCTTTTAAGTTTCCATCTAAAAAGTCTTTTTGTGTGCCACTTTTAAAGTATTTATTTGATAATACAGATTCATTTATTTTAACTAACCCTGTACTGTTTTTGTATTTTTCTAAACCATAATCCCAATTATATTTTATTTCTACTTGTGTTTTAATATCTTTTAAAGGTGTTCTGCTAAACTTATAGTTAATTACATCATCAGAATCAATAGTTGATATTTGTTCATTACCATTGTATGTGTTATTTATTGTAATAAATTTTAACAGATTGTTTGATAAAGTAACAAAAGACTTACTTGATTGCATAATCTCTTGTAGTAGTTGTTTGCTTTCAATAGCTTCATTTACAGAAAAACCTAATTTATAATTACTATGTGCTATTCTTGAATTTTCTAAAGATATTTGATCTACATCTTTATCATAGCCCAACTCATTCTCAAGCATATGATAAACAATGTCTGATGGTTTTTCAATTAAAGTTATTTCTGATGGATTGTATTCTGATACAGGTGTTTCATAAATAGTATAGTGATACATATATGCTGTTTCTAAAAAATCCCATTTGCTTTCAATGTTTAATAAATTAAATTGGTCATCAGCATTAATATCTAAATCATTATCAAATGGTGAACTGTCAAAATTGTTTGACCTTATAAAAATAGCATAGGTATCTGTTTGACCACCAAACCCTGTATCTGCTACATATTCAAAATCTATATCTTTTGTTTCACCTCTTGATATTTCAAAAGCACATCCATAATTATATATTTGCACAGAAGAATCAATTATATTTAATGTTCCATATTGTGCTGCAACACTATCCTCAAGTTCTCCATACCAATTAAGAGAATCTCCTATAACAGATTTAGCTTGTTCAAGATTTGTTTTATCTAACAAAAATAGTTCTACTATACCTGCATAGTCATTTGATTGTATTGTGACAGTACCTGTAACAGTTTCACCTTGTGCTACTATAGAAGGAACATTAAGATTTGTAATATTAGAAGTTAAATCTAAGTAGTCATCATAAGTTTTATAAGGTATTGATAAATAAATTTTTGGGTTTCCTTCAATATTTACATTAGCAATATCTGCTGGGTTAATTGTAACTGGAATTTGATTTTGAAAACCTCCCCATCTACTAACAAATAATTCAATATTTAAACAAATATTATGATTTTCAGGCAAATCTAAAGAGGGTCTATCATACTTACTAACCCAAGCTGCTGCTGTGTCACCTTGTTGACCCCAAAAATTTGGATAAGATGGTAAATTGAAATTGTTTAAAATAGAATTTGCATTTGTAATACCATAAATTTCAGGATGGTATGGCTCTTGCCACATAAAATATTCTTGTACTACTGTTGAAGTTCCACCACCTAAAACAAATAAAAATTCAGGGCTAATAGTAACACTAATTGAAAAATCTTCTACTTCCCATTTAGCATTAGGGAAAATTGTTACTGCCTCACCCCCCCATATACCTGCCTGTCTGACATATTCCATTCTATATGGCATTAAATCAGTTCTTGAAGTAGCACCTATACCACCACCTAAATTTTGCCATTCTAAAGAATTATAATTTTCTCCTGCTGTCCAAAATTCATCCCAATCAAAATATTCATAACCAAAGCCCATACTTGTAAATATTTTTTTTGTTGCTATATAATTCATTTGACCTGCTACATAAGTAGGATTATTTACAATATCACTTAAAACTGAACCTGAAACATCAGTAGCAAGTTCTGATCCATCTGCTCTTTCAATTATAATTTCAAAAGGTAATTGTGGAGAAATGAAGTTATATTTTGGTTTCCATATTATTGCAGACATTAGTAGCTACCTTTTATTGATTTTTTAATTTTAACTTTTGGAGCAATTCTTTTTTTAGGTTTGACTTTAGGTTTTACTAAAGGTTTTCTAACTGGCCTTCTTACAGGTGTTTGTCTTCTTTGCTCTACTATTGGCACATCTAAAGTGCCTACTCTTAATTCAAATTGTAATTGTGGTGAAGATGTATATCTTCCATCAATAGTATCAACCCTGCCTTCTGTATAAGCATAAATATCATGGTTTAAAAAATCATTTAAAATTACACTTCTTCTTAAAGATAAAGATGATATTTTAATGTAATTCACTATACCTGATTGCTCTTTCATCAATTCAAACTCACCATTATCAAATTCTCTTAAACCAATAACAGCTTTATTATGTGATATGTTTTTAGTATTTACACCATAATTTAAATATTGGTCTGCTAATTCTTCTTGTGCTGTCTGTAATACATAAGGCTCATCTATTGTTCCTGCATCTTTAATAAATCTTGCCATATAGAAAAACTCTGCTGTGTTATCAATCCATTGAAAGTTAAGCTTTGGTAATATATTTAAATCACCATCTGTTCCTGATTTAACTTCTTCTACTTTAGCAGTAATATTTCTAACAGGATTTAATTCATAGTTTACTTGTTTTGTATCATCAAATAATTTGTTTTTAAATTCTTTTACTATTGTAGAACTATTATAAAATTTTGATGCTTCAAGATTAATTATAGTTTCACCTTCTAATTTTGCATAATCATCATCATACACTTTATTTTCACCATAGAACCATTTTTCAAATGGCATTTCTATATTACCTTCTAAAGAACTAAAATCTTTTACCATAAGATAAACTGGATTTTCTTCATTAATATTTGTTGCTACAGTTTGATTTTCAAAGTGTACTGTGCCTTCAGGATTAGCAAAAGCTAACACATTTGTTGTAGCAGTTTTTTCAATTTCATTATTACCTTTCTTTAAAAACTTTAGTGTGTATGTGCTATTGTTTAATGTTAATGATGAATTTGTTTCTACCTCAACAAAACCATATCCTATTGGTGTGGTTGAATAATTTTGATTACCAAATGACACAGATTCTTTTGTAAAAAATATAGTATTACCAAGAACCATGTGTTGATTTTTATCACCTGATTCATAAATTGTACCACTCTTTGCACCATCAAAAATGTCTGCATCTTCTTTTATCTCACCATACACATCATCTGCAAACACATAAGGTATTGTAATTTGTTTTACAAAAAACTTATCAGGAGTAACTAAATAGTATTTGCTACCCATTTGTGTGCCTGTGCCATATATATCATAATAAACACAAGGTGCTTTATCTACAACACCATATACAAAAGGTATTCTTGCATTGTTATATCTATCAGGTATATTAGTGTTTTCAGGTACATACTCTATAGGCAGTTCTTTGTCTAATGTTTGCTCTGAATTATCTTCAATGTCTATATTTATAAAGTCTATGTTTTGTTCTATGCTTTTAACATATCCTGAAAAAACATTTAAACAATCATCTAATGTTTCTGCTGATTGTGACTTATAATATACATCTATCTGTTTATTCATTATTTCATCACTTAAAAGTTTATCAGATAAATACTCATTATTATAATTATAATCTATTAACTGCATCCTAACACTTGATATTTGAAACTTTTTATCTTTGACATCTATTGATTCTTTAATGTTGCCTAATGATTTAATTAATGGATCATAATGTTGATTGTCTAATGTAAGTTTATTTGTTGATAGGTATGTTGAATTGTTAATAACTACAAGAGGTACTAAATGTGTAGTCTTTCCTTGTATATCTCTTTCAAATATTTCAGGTAGCTGTAACATTAACTAATTCCTAAATCTCCACCTTTTCTTAATGCTTCTTTGATCATAGGCACAGCTTCATTTTCTATAAAGTCATTAGATAATACATTACCTTGAAACACAACTGTTGCACCACCCATTCCTGCACCCTCATTCTGTGTAGGTTCTATATTAACATACTCTGCACCTTCTTCACCAGCAAGTATAAGTGTAGGCTCTGTAACTACTTCATTCATGCCTTCTGCTGCTGCTATTCCTTTAACTGATTGTGCAAGGTTTTTACCAAAAACTGCTGAACCTGCTGCAACTGCTAATCCACCAAAGAAACCAACTTCACCAAAAGCTTTAGCTATCATTTGTGCAACTGCTTCTTGTATTTTAGCTGTAATAAATACTGCTGATGCTGATTTAGCTGCATCTGCTGCTGTTTTTTGAGATGCACCTATAGCTATAGCTGATTTTATACTATTTTTATCAAGCTTTTCTTTAGTTGTTAAACTGCCAACTAAATCATTTATTGCACTTTTTATTTTAGATGTTTGCTTTATATCTTTTTCTTGATTTTCATTTTTTTCATTACTAAGCCCAGCTTGTCTTTCTTCAAGCAATAATAACTGTTCTCTTAATAACTTTAATTCTTCAAGCTGTTTAATTTCTTCTAAAGTTAATTCTCTTTCTTGTTCTTTTTGTTTTATAATTCTATCAAGATTTTCTATTTCTTGTTGTTCTGTGCTTCCTAAATCTTCAAAAGCTGCATTTAAAAAAGGAACAGCAATTCCTAAACCACTCATAGAAGCCATTAATTTTGTAACACCATTTTCTATTTTTGTCACAGGTTCTATACCTTGCTCAAATAGTTCACCTTTTCTTATTTCTGATTCAATTATTTTGTCATTAGCATCTTTTAATTTTTTTTGCAAATCTTCTGAACTTGATATTTGAGCAGTATCTGCTTCTAATTTAGCTATTTTAGATTTTGTGTTTGCAATCTCTAAATGTGTTGTTTCTAAACCCAATTCTTGCATTACTCTAATTTGTTTTTCAAATGGTGTTTCAGTAAAAATAGATAAAAATTCTTGTGCTTCTCTTGCTGCATTTCCAAGAGCCTGTGCAAGTAGAGTA